TTACCAAAATTTACGATACGGCTGAATCACTTGACGATTGGAAGTATCGAAGGCCCAAACTCATCACCTTCGCTCTTCCTTCCCTCTGGACTTTTGACCCAGATGGAGTGGACGAACTGAAACAGTTGCGTTCACTTTTGCCCAAGGCTCGTGCAATCCTTGCAGAGCATGGTGTTCTTGGAGGAGTGTATGTTCCTGAAATGACTACCCGTAGTTATCAGGATATAGGCGGTAAGGTGTTCAAACATCACGCCCACATACACATGGTTGCAGTGGCACCATTCATTCACAGTTCTAAACTGTCTGAGTTTTGTGAAATTCTTATGCCTCTTGGATTAGGTCGAATCAATTACGTTGCTCCAAGAGGTGCTGGATCTAAGAACAAAGTTGCTTCTTACATATCGAAATATCTTACAAAAGATGGCAGAATTTGTGCATCATTTGGTATCATGCGTCAATCATCAAAGAAATAATCGAAGACTTGGTATGCGTCGTACAAAATCATGGCTGTACCTACGACGGGAATTACTCTCAATCCTGCTCGACCCGATATACGAGCAACAACACCCAAACGGTTTTTGAGTTGACTTTGTGATAGATGTTTCATTGCCTTCAAGCCAATAGAAAATACTGCAGTTTCAACAGCCTGCTTAACAGCCAATTCAGCAACGAGATTACCCGGAGATTTTTGTACTCCTCGTTGCTTATGAAATTCATCAGAGGCTGCAACTAAGCGTTGAAGATGATATGCTGATACTGCTTGACTTGCTAAGTACCAATCGAGTTTGTAAGCGTTCATTTGAATCACTTACGAGACTTTTCGGCACCGACTCGTCGTCCGTTAACATACTTGTAACGGATCATAGTGCCTTTCTTGAACTTCCCTTTGGAAGTCTTCTTGCGAAACGGCTTTCCGAATGTTGTTTTACTCCTCGCAGCTCTGGCACTTCGTTTTGGCCCAGAACTGCTGCGTCGTGTACTTCGTCGTGGCATAATTAGCAAACTCCTTGTCCATATTCAACCGCTTGATTGAGAAGACCTGTTGAATACAACAAGATCGTAACGACCATCATCTCAATGCGGTTTTGTTTCAATAATGTGAATAGGCGGACGGGCAGGCTGACGTCAGCCAAGGTGTCGATGCACTGTGTAGTTGTGTCCGAGGCATCTGACCCGTCCATTTCAAGCACGCTCCGCATAAACGCCGTGGTACGTGCCTTGAGCGAGATTGATAACGACACGGAAGTCGTCGCCGGATGATAGACCCCAAGCGTCTATGCAAATCAATCCGAATGGTACACAGAATCCGGATGCACGGCCAACACGGCCAACACCCTGTTCTGTTCCAATACGAGCAACATGTTGCATGTGTTTCTGACTTTCACCGATATACTTCTCATTGTCATACGGTGGTTCGTCATTGTCTGCATCAAGATTCCTGACAATGTCGTTCATCTGTTCTTCACTGCTGAAATCAAATACATTCACCAGTGGATCAGTATCAGCACCATCGTTAGGTGCTGTAAGTGAGGAATTTGGAATCTCAGGACCCTTCAATTGTTGTCGGCTCTGAGCATAGGACCGAATCAATCCAATTGAAGTCCAATTGTCAGGATTACCTGAATGCGGTCCGAGCATGTGAACAAAGAAATTGTCTGCTTCTGCGGTTCCATCTTGATCATCATCCGCAGAGACAAATTGTGAATATTCCCAATCGTCAGGAGTAAGACCTGTCGATGCTGTCGCTGCAAGATTGTTAATTGAATGCAGCGAGGGTAGAATCGAACCAGTTGCTCGATGAAGGTCACTCATGTAGACCTTGAAATCATGATACTTTGGTCGTCCAATGTTTGACACAGGACTGTCAACCATAGAATTCATTTTTTGGAATAATCGTAGTCCACGGTTCCAAGCGTTCTTGGTGACCCAAGTGTCGGGAACCGTGTGTAGATCTATAACACCAGTTGAGTTGTTATAGACTTCAACCGAGTTGACGTAATAATAAACGCCAGCACGGTAGGCTTTTCTGTTGATGACGGATAACGCCAGACCAAGGTCGATGAATTGCGTTTCACCGCCCGTACACTCAAACGACAATCGTGTCTGAGTTGGATTTGTTTTCTTATATTTCTTCGCTGGTAGGTTTGCACCCATAGCAAACCCTATCATCAAAGGGTTAATAATAATTATTCAGGCAATATAATGATAAAAACTACCATTATGCGACATTCTGATGCGTGATTATGTACCAAGCCCAGAGGACTTCTGTCCACAATGCAAAATGTCCACGATCTATGTCGTGAACAACGAACGCCACTGCCTCATTGGATGCAGTGTAACCTCTTTGGAGGTGGCTTCTTGAGTTGCAGTGTACAAGAATTGTACAACTGGCCTGTTTGCGAATGCATTGATTGTGAATTCGCAAGAATGTTGGAGGAAGAAGAATGAACATCCGCTTCCTCTCTGGTAAATGGTGTCCACGGTGTCGGGCAGGACCCGACCGATGCTCATGCCCGTGGTGGTGAAATATTGTGTCCCCTAAACAAGTAAAGAGGAGCATCTCAATTCTAAACCCGTGCATTCGTTGTCCGACGGGAGAATGTGGATGTGATTGTTCAATCTTCATTAATGAAAATTGTTATTGTGGTTGCGTGGTGAAGCATGAATGAACAATGGGGCTTCACCTGCGACGATTGTCTGTTCCGTCCCAGCAAAGACGATGCTGATGACTACATTCGTGTACTTCGACGAGCCAACCCCAGTTGGCGTTACTCGCACCGATCGTTCAACTTGCGTTATCCTGAACGATGTCGTAAGTGTGAACGTAATAAAAAACGATATCAGCGTATGCGACGAAGACTTACCAAAATTTACGATACGGCTGAATCACTTGACGATTGGAAGTATCGAAGGCCCAAACTCATCACCTTCGCTCTTCCTTCCCTCTGGACTTTTGACCCAGATGGA